AGCCTGCAGCGCCTTTTCTTCCTTACGTTTTTTGCGGAAACCGAACATTGGCTGCTTCTCCCGGCGTTATTTCTTTTTCTGGCTCTTAGCCTGCTTTTCAACGATATCGATGAACTCGACAAAGCCGGTTAAGCGGAGAACTTCCGCATGATCGTCACGCAGAAAGCGTTTCTCCCCCGCATGTGCGTCATGCGTGGGCTTCAGATAACGAACCTGTTTCATTGAGAAAAAAGCGGGGATTTCTCCCCGCCTCTCCTTAGCTGCCAGCAGAGGTGCCGTAGTTGACGCCAGTGATCACCGCAACGGCTGCAGTGCGACGGCGCTTCCAGTTGATCCAGCGTTCGGCGCGGATAGCCACGCTGTTGGTCTGGAACATGGAAACCATTTCGGTTGGCGTAGGCGTCACGCTGTCACCCACTGGTTCGCTCTCCATCTCGAGCGAAGCTTCACGCGACATATCAACCGCAACGCCGCCGTCGTCCGCCAGGTAGATATCAGGCGCATTCACCAGCACCAGGAGGTTACCGACATACTGTGAAACAATGGCCGGCAGGCCTTCAAAAGTACCGCCGAACATGGTCATATCCGGATACTCTTTCTGACCGAGTGCATTTTTACGTTTGGATAATGCCAGCGCGGTCGTGCTGGACATCAGCCATACGCCACCGGTTGGCTGAAGGCCAGCATCAATAAATACCTGAAATGCGTTGGAGCTGTCAGTGTCAGGGTTTCCAGTGCTTGGAATCTGCTGGGCACCGTTGGTGATAGATGCCGGTGAAACGTTCGCCACTTCAGATTTTGCCGGGTTTACGAAGTCAGCATCAAGACGAGCGATCACCGCCTCAGCAAGGCTGTTACGCACCAGCGCATCAGCAGCAGGATTAGAGAAGCGGATAAGCTCATCGGTCAGTACTGCAATCGCGGCCACTTTAGAGAAGCCGAAGGTGATTGATTCAAAATCGAATCGGGTCAGTGGCTTGGCTTTACCCTGACCAACCCAGTTTGCTGAGCCGCCGGAAGTTTGCGCCGGAATACGGATGTTAAACGGAACCTGACGCAGTGCAGGAATATTGCCCTGACCGAAGCGGCCAATAATCGTCTGAGGACGCAGGAATTCAACGAAGTCGTTCGCATATTCCTGGTACTCAACCAGACTGCCAGCCCATTGAGGATCAGTGGTGGTGCCTGCACCAACAGCCGCCTTCAGAACGTGATGCAGCTTGGCATCGCGCGGATACTGACGCTTGGCAATTTCCAGCGCCTCAGTGCGGCTGCCGTTAGCGGCTGCCAGAGATTTGGCGAAGCGCGCAAACGCGATACCTTTCTCCAGCGGCTTTTCGACATGAATTACCGCTGGAGCACGGTTATCAGTGGTGTTTACAACAGTACCGGCGGCCGATTTCTGCACAGGCTGAGCCGTTGCAGCTTTTGCCGACTCCATATCACGAAGGCGTGCAAGGTGAGAGTCAACGGATTTGATTTCCGAGGTCAGATCGTCATATTTTTCTTCTTCTTCCGCATCCAGCGTGCGGCCTTCATCGAAAGATTTTGACATCACCGCCTGACGCTCTGCATCCAGAGTGGCGCGCCTGGTTTCAAAGGTTTTGATTTGTTCAGAAATGTTCATGTTAATTCCTTTAGTCTGAGATTTTTTTGGTGCTGTAGCGCCAGCGGGTTTATTGTTTTTCGAATCGTTCTGCTCATTGCCTGACGCGGCACGCAGTCTTTCATCGATTGATTTAACGGTCTGGATAGTGCCTTCGGCGTTGGCCGGCACGGTCACGACTGAGAGCTCATACCACTCCCACTTGGTGAACCTGACGCCGCCCTCGTCGATGTAGGCGTATTCAATAGGCCTGAAGCCAATAGACAGCCCTTTTACAAGCCCGAGTCGGATGCTTTGCCATGCCTCTTCAAGCCTTGCGGCAAGCTGGCTTGGGGCATCTGCCTGAGCCAGTGTGGCTTTGATTTCAATGCCATCCGCAGTGACTTTTGCGCTGGTCACCTGGCCGATCGGGGACTGATGGTCGTGCTGCCAGAGCAGCGGGATAGGAAGCTGAAACTTTGCTCCCTCAGGCATGACGATGTCGCCGTAACGGTCAGGCGACGGTGTCGTGGCAATACCGGTAATTTCCCGCGTATCCTCGTTTACCCCTAAGTTTCTTAACCTGCTCCAGCCGTTCAGCCAAAAAGCCAAGCTCTTTGGTCTTATTGGCAATCTCCATGTTTAAATCGTTGAGCTTAAATTGCGCAGTTCTTACGCGACCTTTGCAGTTCACCTCTTCACGCTTCAGTTTCTTCAGCCCTTCCCGGTGATTGGTTATTTCAGCTCTTAGGCTCTTCAGCTCCCATTCAATAAGCGTTTCACCTTTGGCCCTCGCAAGCATCCAGTCAAAAGGATCGACGACGGCACCACAGCGGCGGCACGTCAGGGATCGGCCATGTTCATCCACCAGCACATTGACATGAGCGCAATTATGCGGCACTCCTTCAGGCTTTTCGGCCTCAACAAGGTTTCGCATCTCACGGATGTCGCTGTTGCTATCAAACCGTTTGGTAAAGGCGAGGACATTGTCGCTATCGTCAGGATGTTCGGTTTCATCAGTCATGCCACGCTCCCGGTAATCAGTTGCACGCTGCTGTCACACTGGTTGCCCCAGCAGTCCCAGCCCTCAGCGGCGGTTCGCGCGAACAGCTCAATGCGTGACACGTCACCGTAAAGCTGCTCAAGCCGGCGGCGAACTTCCCACGGCTTGGCGCTATGTTCGCCCAGGCATGAATACACCACCTGCTTAACCGATGCGCTGGCGCGCTCCAGCCCGGCGCCGCGCGTCGCTATCAGCACATCCTCGGTGTTGCTGCGGGTGTGATTGCCGCCATTCATGCGGGTTTCAGCGTTGAGCATGTCCAGAAGGTCGGTGAAGTCGTGAATGGTTTGCTCTGTCAGCGCCCGATTAAACCGCTGCTCAGCCAGCTGGTTCAGCTTCACCCAGGTAAATCCCTTCATCGTGCGCACACGAAAGCCCCACGCTTCCGCCAGCTCCCGCGCCTCCTGGTTGTGGGTGCCGGTGTACCACATCGCCAGCACCGCGTTTTCTTCGGCAAGCGCCCACACGGGCAGGCGCTTCAGATCGGTCATGGACATGGTATGGTAGTGGTCAGTAGCAGCGCCATTGCTGGCGCTGTTGTTGTATGCCCACGGCGGATCGGCGTAAATGAGTTGGTATGGCATTACGCGCCCTCTCCGTTACGGGATAAGTGCTGCTCGTACTCCTGCAGAATTCCAGTCACCTCAACAGCTACGCCGGGCGGCAATTTGAAGTATTCGAAGTCAGGGGTGTCCTGAAGCAGTGCAGCGTCTTTCAACAGTTCAACCAACCGGCGTGCGCGCGCGGCGCTGAATTGCGGCATGGCAGCCGAACGGGTCAGCTTCTTCTTGCCGCTGGCTTTGGCTTTTGCCAGTCCCTCAGCTGCAATAGTCCCTGCTTTTGGCCCGTGCTCGCGCGACAGCGCTACTGCGGTTGTTGCGGCAACCTCCCCTGATTCGACCATGCCTATCAAGACGTCACCGGATGAAAGCAGCTGCAAATGCGCTTCAACGTCAGCCACTGACCTGCCAAATGCTTTGGCTATTTCAGCAGTTGTATGCCCCTGACGTTTGGCGCGGTTGTACGCGCCTGCTCGCTGAAGCGGGGTGATTGGTTTGCCCTGGGATGATTTCGCCATGTGCGCGAGTTTATCGAGCTCGGTACCGACGAAGTCCTTGCACTCAATTCGCGGTATTGGATGCCCCATATCGATAGCCAGTTTCGCACCGACGAAACGGTGCTGACCGTCGATTACCATCACACCGCGCTCTGTAACCACGACTGACAGCGGAGGTAAATCAGAACCGTCAATCCAGCAGTCGCGCATGTATTCGGCGTGCTCCTGGTCAACCGGGCGAATGTTGGCCCCTTCTTCCAGATAAATTTCCTCCACCGGCACCATGAAGGTTTTCTTCGTTGTGGTGCTCGTGCCGTTTTTGCTTTTTTGCGCGTAGTACTGAGAAAGTGTTGTCATTTTGTTTGCAGCTCCCAAGCCAGGGCAATAATCAATCCGGTAATCATCAGCGCCGCGATGCGCGCGCCACGGTAAAAATCTTCGTTACGCCAGTAATGGCGTTTGATGGCAGCTATCATCGGCGCTTATTCCCCATAACCAGCGGATCGGGCAATGGCTTCGGTGCCATGCTGTTCCCGCGCTTAATACACTGGGCGCGGCAGATGATCGCTTTCTGCCGAAGCCCGGGGCGCTGGGTAGCGTCATGAGCTTCAAGCCAGACGCGTGCCGCGCGGTACCAGAGATTTTTATCCTGCAGGCTCAGCGCCTTGTCGCTCAGCGTTGCGTATGCCTCATCGCACTGGCCCATTTCTTCAGCGGCGTAATAGCGCGCCTCAGCGTCATACCAGACATCGCCAGTTGTGGTCAGGGCCTGAAGCGAGCTCTTAACGGTGCTGACAGAGCGTCCAACCGCATCGGCAATCTGACCCGGCTTCTGGCCGCTATGCAGCATCAGGTGAGTCAGAATCAAAGTTTCAGTGTTCATCGTTACCCCCTGAAGCCTTCAGGAATGTCGTAGTTAGCGGACGGTAAGACGGTTATATCCCTGACCGCACCGGACTTAGGAAGATCGTTAGCGCGCTCCTCTTTCACCGCGAGATAGCAACGCTCAGTGATCAGGTAGTCGAAGTTCTTTTTGCGCCAGGTGCGCCCGGATGTTTTGTCAGGCCGGTTTTCACACATCCAACGGCAGTTTCTGGCGATGTAGCGCAGATACGCCGTCCAGCGCTCCTGTGTGAAATCAAACTTCCGCCAGAACGTCCGGACCTTATCACGGCGAGCGTCAGTGAATTCAGCGACACGTGGCATGTCCGTGAGGATTTCGTGATAAGAACCCACAATCGCTGCGTAATCGATTTGCGGCTGCTGGGCAGGCGCAGCCTGACGTACAGTCTCTGTAGTAATCTCTGTAGTAGTCTCTTGGTAATCTACTGTATGAATGAATGCGGGATTCCCGCACGCTGGCGAGAGGGTTTCCCGCAAACTTGCCTGCGGCTTTTCCGCAATCTTGTCTGCGGCATTGCCGCGTTCTTGAATGCGGGAATCCCGCATACTGGATTGCGGCTTTCCCGCATTCTGTAAAAGAAGCGATTCCAGGTGATCAGCTTTAACGCGGAAAAAGAGTTTTGCCGGCACTCCACGACGCTCTTCCTCGATTACTCCGGCAGAGATAAGCCTGCGGCGCGCTGTTTCCTGCTCTTCGCGTGTCAGGCCGGTTTCTGCCTTGATTTCACTCTGCGTTTTATAAAACCATTCACCGTCCATCCGGTTATGCCAGTAGACAAGCTGAGAGAGTAAAACCGCGCCAGTTACGCCGCCAAAGCGAACAAAGCAAGCCTGATAGGCAATTGGCCGGTCAAGCAGTGAAATTAAGTTGCTCATGGCGCTACCTTCCTGAACTTACGGCCCCACAGCTCGCGCGGCTGAGCGCAGGGATACGGATAACCTGAACGCATGAAGATCACGCGTTGATTCACTACATCGACGCCGATGGTCTCCACCTCGACACCATGCGAATCTTTGTAGCGCGCCACCCAGGGTTTAATGTGTTCGTTTTCCATCAGCTCACCGCCTTGCCTTCTGGCCGGGTGTAAAAATCCGCCCAGGCCTTTTCGACTACCTTCCGATCGGTCTTCTGGTAGTTGTTAGGCCCACCAGCCGACGGTATGATTTGCTCATAGACAAGGACGCCAGCCGATAAACGGCAACGGAATTGCTCTCGATACAAGTTTTGTCTTAAACTGCTCATGTAGGTTGAATCTCCACACGCTGATTTAACTGCACCCGACGCCCGAAGCTGCACACTTCGGGCGTCACCCTTTACGGGGTCTGACGCCTCACATCTCTGTTGCTTCAAGCTGAACACCAGCCACCTCCGCTTTGCGATTAGCCATGAACAAATCCACCGAGTGATCAGATACACCGGCACCATACAGCGCGAGAAAACCAAGAAAACCGTGAATCTGATGGCGCACTTTGGTCTGAAACAGGCGCGACAGCGTCTTCAGCTCTTTCTGGTCGATCACCCCGTCCTCCGCCGCCATCTGCTTTGCGATCGCCAGCTCTCCAGCTGCTGCATTGGCTCGCATCTCAATGTCGAACAGCTCAACCTTATCGACGTCATTCACAGCTGAGAGGTCCACCAGTGTTAAGCCGTGGCGATTTGCGAAAAATTCTGCCAGGAACGATGTGCCGGAGATTTCTTCCATCCGCATCAGATCATCGACTGTGAAAAACAGGCTGTTGCATTTGCGGTGCAGTCGGTTATTGAACTGGTCAATCGTCATGCCCAGCGCGGCCGCCATACCATTCCGCCCCTGCGGTAATGACTTACACATCTGGCTAACGGCTTCGTTTAATGTGGCTACCATTTTGATTTCCTTTGGGTAGTTACTTTTTGCTTTCCGGCTCTGTAGCCTTGTTGTAAAGCGAAGGCTCAAACTTAAGCTTCCGGTTTGTGATCTTCTCAATCTGGTATGCGCGGCCTTCGGGTATTACCTCTGGCCAACCAGATACGGATGGGTGCTTGATGCCCAAAACATCTGCTGTTTTGCATACACCTCCAAAATATTTGATTACGTCTTGCTTCCTCATGTGAGCAATTCCTCTGATGGGTTGGCGTGTCATGCAATGTAGGATATCCAACATATGAATGTCAAGATTCTTACCTGCAATTTTGGTAGGATTGCCTACATGATGAATATGGGTGAACGCATCCGCGCCAAGCGGAAAGAATTGAAACTGACACAGCAGGCACTTGCAGAATTGGCAGGTGTTAATCGTGTGACCGTTACTGGCTGGGAGAAGGATGATTACCAGCCTAACGGAGCAAACTTGCAGGCTTTGGCTGATGCCCTGAAATGCGATCCAACATGGTTGGTTAGTGGTAAAGGTGAACCATCCAATTCCCCTGAGCTTAAAGCAGTATCAGTCAGCGTCAGGCAAGTGCCCCTGATATCATGGGTTCAGGCTGGTTCATGGACTGCAACTGATTCAGTAATGTCCGGCGACGAACCTATTACGTGGCTATACACCACTGCTACCGTCTCTGAAAAAGCATTTGCGCTTAGGGTCCGTGGCGACTCAATGACTAACCCATCAGGAAAACCAACAATCCCCGAAGATTCGATCGTCATTGTCGAACCAGAAATGAGCGACATTGCATCAGTAAACGGCAAAATCGTTGTCGCTCATGTTGACGGTGGCACCGAAGCCACGTTGAAGAAGTTTGTTGAAGATTATCCGCATCGTTATCTGGTACCTCTAAACCCAAACTATAAAACCATAGAGTGCGATGGTAATTGCCGAATAGTTGGTGTCGTGAAACAAGTCATCATGGAGTTTTGATCCTCCCCTCCAAATCAAGCCGGACTGTATGTCCGGTTTTTTTTATCACATTATGTAGGATTTCCTACAAACACACTTGACACTCATTTGTTGGTTATCCTACATTAAACCCAACAAAGCGAGCGCCAGCATAAATCGCTCTAACGATTAACCAGACATTTGAGCGTGAGTTAAGCATGAAGATGATTAAGCACATGGCCGACACCAGCATTCAGAACCTGATCACCTTCCTGCGTCTGTTTCCTGCAGCTGAGCTGATCTGTGATGCCGACTCCGGCGTGATGACTGTTGAACTCAATGATGCACCAGCACCATTTAGGGCGTCGTTTTAGTGGAGATATTGGCGGCTACCTTTTCCCTCTGTTTCAGGTAAACCGCCCTTTTTCACAACGATAAGGGTATTTGCAAAGCGGGTGTTTTCGGACGCTTTAGAGACGTGGAGTAAGTGTCCTTTTCGTTGTGGTGATGGCGCCAAGTGCGAGCGCGGCAGAACCGGCATCCACATATTCCAATCGTGCGATGCTTCAAGTCTAAAGTCGCCGCTCTGGATGTTGCCCGTTCTGCCAGAGCTCCGGGAGGCACCCGGCATCACAACTTCTTTCCAGTGTGGAGAGCGCGGCTGTGGGTCAGTGCAGAGACCCACCAGCCATTTACGTTTAATCCCTTCGATTTATTGCCATTACCGGCAAGGGATTTCATCAACCTGAATTCGTGTGGAGACGATATGCAGAAGCCAAATGACAACATCACTGTCGGGATTGTCACCCTTCCCTACAACGTAATTTTGGGCGGCTGGTTAATGCCTGATGGCACCGTTATTACCAACCCAATCGCAGCGCAAAACGCCGCTGAGCGCCTGAATAACGCGCCACGTTCAATCCACTTAGGCCACCAGCATGCAGAAGAAATTATCAAATAAAGAACTGGTCGCTGCAGGGCATAAGTTCGCAGCCAATATCAGCGCAGATACGCCGCTGATCGATATGGCAAAGATGGTCAGTGAGCTGGCAACTCAGCTCGATGTGGCGCTGACAGCTGCTGCTGAAGCAGGTAAGCAGCGGGATACGTTGGCGACTGAGAATGCGGCTCTGAAAGGATTTTTCGAGACCGGCATCAATGCCTCTTTCGAAGGGTGCGATTTCTTTGGCGACCACATGCAATCCCGCGCTATGGAGTTGGGCTTGGTACGTGAAGAGCCGTACTGCAAAGACCAGCATGAAAATCTGGTCATTAACGCATGCGACTTCGAAGATGGTGACCCCGTTTATTTCATCAATGAAACACCAGCCACTGACGCTTACCTGAACGCGGTACGGGCAGATGGCGTTGATTATGTTGCTGAGGCAATCGGCGCTAAATGTGCCGAATTGAAATTCGGCAGCAAGGACTGGAAAGCGCTTAAGAGCGTCGTGTTTACTCTGACGTCTTTCGCCGCCCAGCTCCGCGCCGGCACTGCTGGTAAGGATGGCAGTCATGACTGAACGCGGGATGATTTTCAACGCAGAAATGGTTCGTGCAGTTCTGGATGGCAGCAAGACGCAGACGCGCAGGATTATGAAGGTGCAGCCGCATGCAGGTATTCGCAATTCTGTCTTCGTCAAATCAGGTTTTGAAGACGGTCATGGGAAAGAGTTGGTTTGCCCGTTCGGTGCAGTAGGTGATCGCCTGTGGGTGCGTGAGACGTTTATGAATCTCAAAGGCACCGGCATCGAATCAACTACCGGCCAGTTTGAAGGCTTCGCATACCGCGCGGATACTCCTCCTGGCTCATATGGCGACATGGCCAGAAAGGATTACGGCCTCAAGTGGACGCCATCCATCCACATGCCGCGCCGGGCTTCCCGCATAACGCTGGAGATTACCGGCGTGCGCGTGGAGCGGCTGAATGACATTAGCGAAGACGATGCGAAGGCTGAAGGTGCGCCAACTGAGTGTTGCGTTATCGGTGATAAGCATTTCCTCGGTTTCCGGAGTCTGTGGCGCTCCATCTACGGCGCTGACAGCTGGCAGGCTAACCCGTGGGTATGGATCATTGAGTTTAAGCGCGTGGAGGATGGCAGCCATGAATAATTTCCCGGCTATGACTGAGGAGCAGCGGCAGGTGCTAATCGTCCGCCTCCAGATTTATATCCGTACTGCGGAAACGGCGATAAAGGCCGGATTAGCTACAAAGGAAGATGTATTCAATCTTACCGTTTGGAAAATCGCGCTCGAGGCGCTTAACGCCCCGCCCGCGCCGGTGCTGAAGCCGATTGAGTTGCCGGGTAAAGGTGGCGTAGAAGCCACATCAGAAAGAAGCATTCGGGACTGGTCTGACGGTTGGGCGGCATATCGAGAAGAAGCCATTAAAGCCATCCGCGACGCTGGTTATGAGGTGAAATCATGAACAATGAAATCAGCAACGAGCGGCTGGAGATGATTTCCAAATACGACACCTTCGTGTCGCTTGGGGAGGCGGAGGCAATGGCGAAGGAGCTGCTGGCGCTGCGTAATGCTCGCGAAGGCTGGAAGCTGGTTCCATTCGAGCCGACTACGCGTCAGTGGGCAGCTGGCGTGAAAGCTATGGATTCTGGTATCGACAAACCAACGCTATGTTATCGCGCCATGCTGGCAGCAGCGCCGGAGGTGGAGTGATGGCGCTGACGCACAATGAGCTTTGCCAGATTGCTTACTCATTTCTAAAGCGTAATGGATTCAAGGTCTGTTTTCACGACCGATTTATTGCTGTCACCAGCACAGGTGAGCAGCCAGACGCTATGGGCTTTCGTAATAATGCCTCCTGTCTGATTGAAGCGAAGTGCTCGCGATCGGATTTATTGGCCGACCGCAAAAAGCGTTTCAGACACAATCCTGATATTGGCATGGGAGACTGGCGATTCATGATTAGTGAGCCTGGCATAATCAATATCGAGGACTTGCCCCAAGGCTGGGGGCTACTGCATGTCGTTAATGGGAAAGTGAGAAAGATTCACGGCTGGCCGCTCGGTAATTGTTCTTGGGCAAGCGATGAATGCAAGCCATTCAGAGGCAACAAGCAGGTTGAGTGTGACTACATGCTGTCAGCACTGCGCAGAATGGAGCTTCGCGGGCATCTCAAAGAAATCTATGACGGCCTGCCCCTAAAAGAGGTAGCTCAGGAGGTTCTGAATGCCTAAATCCCCCGCCGAACGCAAAGCCGCGCAGCGCGCCAGGCAGGCCGCTGCCGGTGTGACCAAGATTGAACTGGTGCTCGATGCACAGGAAGTAACGATGCTGGCGCAGAACTGCGCCGCTCGTCGCCCTGGGCGCGAACCCTACGACCTCAGCGAATACATCACCCTGCTCATCCGCAAAGATAACGCTGAGCTGCAGCAGTTAATCGCAGAGCTGGGAAAGCGTGACTGTGGCCGCTGTGGTGATCAGCTGCCAGTGCAGGATTGTCCCTGCAAAGGTGAAGCCGCCTGCTGGGTTAATGGCGGCTGGCATGAGACCAAACTGAATATTTTGCCGTGACATGTCACACGGGAGTTTAGTACATACCGTTTACCGGAGAAGTTCAAAACGCACTGGATGATGCCATTCACCAGGCGAAATACGTGTCAGCAATCTGGCAGCGGCTTATCCCTGCCACCAGCAATATTTAACTTACGCCTGATGCAGCAGGCCA